GCGCTTTTCCCACTTTTCAAAAACCTTTTGCGCGGCCTCTATTTGGTCGTGCCAATACGGGCCAGGGTCATCGCCCTCGTATGCACCCATTTCTTGATAAGCCATTAGCTACCCGCAGCAAAGAAGAATGTAACGTCCAAAGTGCCGCCAACCGTTGCATAAAGACTTACGCCCACGTTGGCAGGAAATCGGTGAAACCCGATGGCGGGCGTAATCGTACCCGACATCACTTCGCCGCTTGCGCCGCCGTTGCGTAGCACCAAAGTGCCCGCGGTTGTGCTGTTAACGTAAAAGCCAATTAATTGGCAAGAGCCGGTGCTGACTGCGCCGGTTGCTGTGATGTTCTTGTACCCACCGACTTCTGCTACTGGCTGGCTCATATTCGTTCTCCACGATGATGTTGAGTGTCATATTCCCACAACTCATCCAATGTGATGGTTTGCAGGGTCTTACCCTTGGGCGGCGTTTGATCTCTTGCCTCTTGCCGGTAGGCGACTGCAAGCATTCTAAAGGCATCCGCTGGGTGTGAACACCAATCATGGCGGGGATTTTGTCGAAATGCCTTTTTGTCTTCGTCGTATTCCCGCTGATATTGGCGCAGCGCCTCTAGCCCTTCCTCACAGCTTGGGTCGAAATAGCACCTTGGCAACACCATCCTGACCGCTTGAATGCCGTCTTGGATACCAATTTCAGGCACGATTGCCAGCTTACTCATGCCGCCAAGGTGGGCCGCAAGCTGTTCCACGATGGATTTGCCGCCGCTTGCAAGGGTTTTTGCCCGTGCGTCATGCGGTAGGTAGTGCTTGGTGTACCGGTAACCCTTGTTAATCACCACTTGGGCAATGTCCTCAATGCCTGCGCCGCTGACGGCGTAGTAGTCCATGACCCTGATCTCGCCTCGGATAACTTGATAGAACCAAATGGCGGTATCGTCCCGATAGCCTAAGTCCCATGCGGTATAGACCGGCGCATCGACATCGAACGGCAATTCCCTGATACGGCCTTCGTCCTGCGCCAAGCGCATCTCTTGCCCGTAGTACGCGCCAAGGATTGCCGCATCAAAGCTGCATTCGTATTCTTGATCAAACTGATCTTGGCTCAATTGCGCCCGTGCTGCCGACAATTCAGAATCAGGCAAGATTTTGCTTACAGATGCCGGTAAGCGCAGCAGAAACCAATCCGGTGTGCCTTGGCTGACCTTGTAAATGTCGTGGAATTGGTTTTTGCCTTTAGGAGTACCACCAAACACCGCCCAACCCAGCCGGTCGGACAACGTAGGCCGAATGACATTACCCCAAACCGAGGGCCGGAAGTCGCCGTATTCGTCAAGATAGACCCCATTGAAGCCCATTCCGCGCATACTGTCAGCGTTGTCGCCGCCAAACAGCATGATCTTTGCGCCATTGATTAGTTCCACCATTAGGTCGGATTCATTGCTTGTGCTGGTGATAGGCGCAGCGTAATGCTTGAGGTAATCCCATGCCACACGCTTGGCCTGGCTGCGGAACGGGGCAATGTACGCATACTGTGCGCCTCGGTGTCCCTCTGTGATTGCCCGCTTAATCACATCGTTGATTGCCGCCACGGTTTTACCGGCCCTTCGGTGGGCGACCAAACATGACCAACGGGTTGTGCGCTCATGAAACGGCATAAATGCAACCCGCGGGCTATACGGCAGGATTATTTCCCTGCTGCCCATTTAATCACCAAGTCATTGCCGTCTGCGCCGGTGATTTCTTGCTTGACCGTCTCAGCCCAGCGCATTTGCGTCTTAGTCCACCATATCAGCGCCGTTGTGTCCCCGCTAGTGGCCTTGCTAAACAGCGTCTTGGCAATCTGTCCGTTAGCTTTGGCCTTGCCCAAGTCCAATTCGGTGCGGTAATACTTCCGCAGGGTCTTATCGTCTATGCCCACCAAAATGGCAATTTGTTCGTGAGGCAGGCCCAATCCGCTGGTGCTTTCGACCATCCTGCGGCTTTCATCGGTTGGCTTATGAGCCTCTTGAGCAATGATTGGCATTTTTTAGAGGGGAACTCGGTTAAGCTGGCTGAACATTCTCGGACAATAACACAGCCGTCTTGCCTGTGAAGTCCTCCCAGCGCTTTACGATCACATCGCAATACTTAGGGTCTAACTCCATCAAATAAGCGTGTCGCCCGTGTTTTTCCGCAGCAATCATAGTTGTTCCGCTGCCACCAAACAAGTCCAGCACCATGTCACCGCCCTTGGTGTTATTCAGCATTTGGTACTCAAACAAGGCCACCGGCTTCATGGTTGGATGTTCCCCGTTACGGTGAGGTTTTTCAAATTCCAGGATTGTGGTTTGCTTACGGTCTGCCGCCCAAAGATGGCCAGCGCCGTCTTTCCACCCATATAAACACGGCTCATGTTTCCAATGATAATCTTGTCGCCCCATTACCATAGATGACTTTTTCCATATCAAACATTGACGCACCTTCCATCCTGCATCATCACAAGCCCCACGAAAGTTGTATCCTTCGCTGTCTGCGTGCCAAATGTAAAAAACTGCACCTTTTTTCATCACCGTGTCGGCGGTCACAAAAGCATCCCGCAAAAACTGACGAAATTCATCATTGCCCATGCTGTCGTTTTGAATGGTCAGGCTTTCCTTGGTTTTTCCTTCATAAGCCACGTTATATGGCGGGTCAGTCAGCAGCATGTCAACTCCGGCGCCACCTGTAAGTTCTACGACAGCTTCCACGTTTGTGCTGTCCCCGCACATTAGCCGGTGGTTGCCCAATTGATAAATGTCGCCCAGCTTGGTCTTTGGCTCTTCCGGCACATCAGGCACGGCATCTTCATCGGTTAAGCCTTGCACTACTTCCGGCTCTAGCAATGCGTTAAGTTCTTTTGGGTCAAACCCCAACAGTTCCAGCGCAAAGCCGTCTGCCAACAAGTCGTTTAACTCAATGGTAAGCATCTCATTGTCCCAGCCTGCATTTAACGCCAGGCGGTTGTCGGCAATAATGTAAGCCCGCTTTTGCGTCTCAGTCAAGTCTGCCAGTTCAATGGTGGGCACTTCCTTGTAACCCAGCTTACGCGCTGCCATGAGCCGCCCGTGGCCCGCAATGATGCCGTTATCCCCGTCTACCAAAATAGGGTTTGTCCAACCAAATTCCTTGATGCTTGCCGCGATCTGCGCTACTTGTGCGTCCGAATGAGTGCGGCTGTTTTTTACATATGGAATAAGGTTGTCAACCTTTTTTTGCGTGATTTTCATTTCTTCTTTGGCGGCGCTTTTTTGGCTTGGTCAGCTTTGTTGAATTCCTTGGCTACCTTCACCGGAATGCCTGCCATTTTTGCAAATTTAGGGTTGTGGGCGGCGGCTGCCATGAATTTGGCTTGTTTGCTGCTAGTGCTTGGCATATGCGTCCTTATTTAGAGGGGTAAGGCAATCGAATGTCGCCTTGGGTTGCAAATGGGTCTTTGCCTTGTTCCATGCGACCTTGTGCCCACAATTGGGCTTTTCTTGCAATCTCGGGTGACACTTCACCAGTCATCCGCAAAAGGTCAAGTTCTTGTTTGTTCAAGGTTGGCACGATAAACGGGTGTTCCACATCCTTGCCGTTAAAGCTAGAAATGCCTGAGTATTCGCCCATTGGGTAACCTTCGGCTGTTTGCATTTCCCCAAAGTAGCCTTTGCCTTTAAGGGTTAGCGGCTCACCGGCTTTGCCCATGCCATATCGCAGACCGTACCCAAAGCCAGCGGGTTTGTCTGCCAATGCTTGCGCCATCAAGTCGTAATCAGCCATGTGCATCCTTCATGTGAATTAAGCCATTGAGCATTCGGCTCTTGGTGTTCATCCACGGCTTACTGTAATCACAATCGGCGTAATGGTCAAATTCGGGAATGCCTAGCGTGTAATGGGCAATCTTTGTCCGCAAATGGTCGTGTTCACCTACCAACACGTTCCATTCCCTTGGCAAATCGCCAATTAATGAGTCAGGCAGCCATTGGAATCGGTGCAATTCCTCACCTGTGCTTTCCTCAATGAATTCGGGTGTTAGCACCTTGTTGCGGCTATGTTCGCAATTCCACAACATCACGCTTGACCAATTTTTCCTCGGATAGTCACCGTTTCGGGCTTCCATCGGTGTGCCAATGTACTTCTTTGGGTGTTTGGTCTGATAGTCATGCTTGACCACCTGAACGGCATAGCGCGGGTCAAACAGGCTTTCAAGGTCTTCAATGTCTGCCAGCATAAGCATATCGCTGCCATCCAAAAAGATAGCTTTACCTTGGTATTCGCACAAAAATGGGACTAAAAACCGCTGGTAGGTGAATGCGTTTGTGCCGTCTCGCTGCTTGCCCGACAAGGGCGTGATGCTGACCAGCCCTTTAGTGCGCTCTATGACCGATTGGCAGAATACATGGTAACCCACAGCTTCCCGAGGGTCGTATCCTGCAAATATGCGGATCATTTTAAGGTTAGACGGTAAATCGTAGCGTCAACCAAAGCGGCAATTTCGTCCACGATGTTTTGCAGTTGGGATTCTTCCGGCAAAGCCACCCGATTCTTTTCAATGTAAGTTTTAAGGCTTGCCATGTACTTTTGCGGGTCTTTGGCGTTGTGAAAGTTTTCGGGGTAATCCTTGATTTTTTCGTAGCATCCGGCGTAAGCCTCAGCAAAATCATCGGTCAATTCAATAATTTCGGGGTAATACTTGCCCAATGCCTTGTGCGTTGCATAAGAATCGGTTGCTAAATGCATGAAATGGGTGACCGTGCCGCTATGCAGCATGGTCGAAATAAAGTCCGCGACATTGTTTTTCATTGCGCCACCTCTAAATCGTAATTGTAAGGCAATGGGACACCATCAGGCCATTGGCCCATGCGTATAAGTGTGTCAACCGTCTTTTGGTGCGCTAAGTTCCAAAGCCGCTGGCGCTCATTCTTGTCCAAATTTGCGCCTTGGTCAATCTCAAAATGGCAATGTAAGCACAGCGCAGCCACCAAATTATCGTCTGCCTTGATGCCCCGACCCTTGCCGCCGCCCCAATTTGTGTGTGCGGCCTGCACCATTTGGCCTGATCCGCAGCATTGGCAGTCAAGGCTTGCCACTAAT